CTATATATACTTTATCTTTATATATACTACTACTACTATTAGTATTAGCTATACTACTATTATTTAGGTTATTTTATTCTACCTCACTTTTTTTTGAAATCCACTATCCGAGCTATTCGGTTCTTTATCATTCGGCGTTCTGATTTGTTTAATTGAACATTATCAACTACCCATTCTAAATACGATTGTGGTGCTTTAGTAATATGTGTATCTTTATACTTACCTTTTCTAAAGTAACCACTTGCTACATCTATGAAATTATACTTAGGGTTTGGTTTCATTTTACCTTTTTTTGGCTTCTTATTTTTATTAGTTATCTTATCAATATCTGATTGGATTTGTTCTTTTGTTTTACCTTTACGGCTACCTACCTTTACTAATACCTTATCTGTATTATATATCTTAGATATCATATCATTTAGCTTATTTTATTCTACCTCACTTTTGTTCATTCACCACAATCCCATCATCCGGAGAAATGAAGTGCTCATATGGACGAGCGATCGCATCATCCGGAGAAATGAAGTGCTCATCATAATGATACCCATTTATACTATTACTATTAGTCTCTGCATCTGTGGTTGTGGACATACGAGGAATCTCTGCGCATGGATTATAGTTATCACCATTAACTTTGAGTTCGAATGCCATTCTAAGAACCTCTGCTATGTGAATGGGTATACGGAATGTACCTATGTCTTTACTCTCCAAACCTATCTGAGAATGGTGACTTCCTCTATAGTCAATTGATACCCAAATTATAGTTGAATATCTTCTTCCTCTTCTTATACGGATTGTGTATTCATCAACTACTATTGTGTCACCAATCCATTGGGTTAATACATCCCACATTCTTTGGGTTAGTTTCTTATCCTTCATCTTTGTTTTGGTTTAAATTCATCATAAAAACAAGCTTCCCGATCATCAATAATGTCACCCACATTGTGTTCTTTCCACCAAGATTTTGTTGTAGTATCCTCTAGTTTAATTTTACCTTCAAAAATACCTACATCGTCATATAAATGTTCAACATACAAACATTCTGTACCTTCAATAAACCAAGTGTCTTTTTTCGCAATATAGTATTGCCCTTCTATGAAATCTTCTCTACTCATCTTTGTTTTGTATACGAAACAACTCGTTTATTTCTTACATCTATTGTTGAAACACCAATAGGACTGTTATAGTTAAAATAGAAAGTATTACCTTCTCTATAAGCGTTGTAAGTTACAGTTAACGGGCCTTCCATTACTTCTATAATATACTTACTCATCTTTGTTTTGATTTATATGATTTTAATGCTTTTGATGCTGTATCAAAATGTTTCTGGGCATCATTAAGATGTTTCTGGGCTGTATCAAAATGTTTCTGGGCTTTATATAAATGATATTGAGCATATCCTAGTGCAAGAATACTCCCAACACCACATGTTATCATTATAATGTATAATATTTCTTCACTCATCTTTGTTTTGGTTTATTTAGTTCACTAGAGATAGCCAAATTTGTAGCCTTTTTATCTATTTGTTTTACCACATCCCAATTTAAAACCATACATTGTTTATATCCTTCTATCATATACTGTGTAGGTACAGTTAGACTACTCATCATTACATTGGCCAAAGATAGTACATCCAAATCATCTTTAGAAAACCAATTCAATACTTGCTCTTTAGATGAGAATGCAAAGTAAAAATATTTAAAGGGTATGTACTTTCCTATACGTTTCTTTATATTTTGTTGGAAGGTATTGTAATTAGCTCTCAACAACCCATCTTCAGCCCATCCAGGCCTCGTTGCTTTACTTAATGTTGGACAGTATTTAGCACCTTTCTTAATTACATCTCTATATTTGATATACTGAGGTATCTCATAATATGGTTCTCTGTATAATAGAGTTTGATTAATCATATTTTTTAGAGATACACCAGTACTATCAAATCGATTAATGTTTAGTCCTTTATCAGAATAATCATCATCTTTTATACGGTAAGGCCCTCTATAAAAATCATCTTTCATATGAACTCTCCAAATACGTTTTTGGTTATTCATCTTTGTTTTGGTGTTTAATATCCAACACCCATTCCATTAAATCAATCATACTACATTGTTGATTGAATTGTTCTATTTTTTCAGATATACCCCGCGAAGCTCCATTTGGTGGGTTATTTAAGAAATGAACTAATTCATCCTTGTGTTTATTCATTTCTATTAACTTGTTATATATTTCTTCTCTACTTTTCATCTTTGTTTGGTGTAAGGGGTTTCAAAGTAGATTTCATTTCCATTGGAATCATACTTTCTTTTCACCCAATAATCATAACAGTAACCGTGGGTTTCATAGTAAATACAATTTCCATTGGAATCGTATTCTCTTTTAATATAGTTCCCGCTATTGTATTCGGTGTAGATTTCCTTTCCATTGGAATCATATTCTGTTTTAAACGAAAACCCATTAGAGTTTTCACAATAGGCTATTCTTCCTTTGGAATCACGTTCATATCTACTCCATTCTCTATTAGAGTCTTCACGGTAAATACAATTTCCATTCTTATCTTTGATTCTAAATGGAAACTCTTTGATGTGAAGTTGTTGTGCTATTGTACTCATCTTTGTTTACTAAAGTTAGTTAACAATCCATTTATGTTATCTCCTCCAACAGGATTTGCTGATTGAATGTTGTATTTAGGTAAGGATTTGTTGTTGTCTATACAATAGTTCACCAACCATTTGGCACAATCAAATCCTGTCTTAGCATACTCAATAGTACACTCCAATGGTTTCATTGGGTCACCATTCATTATATCAGGTTCCAAATCATGGTCAAAACAGATAGCAGTTGGCAATCCATTTTGCTCAATCCAATCTACAAATTCATTGTAGTTCTTCACCCATATAGTTTCAAAAGGTTTTTCAATAGGAGAATAGTCCAACCAATTTTCTGTGTTTGGATTTCTAATATCGTCTAACCAAAGGAGTGTCTTACTCATCTTTGTTTTGGTTTAACTTGTCTATTTCACCAACTAATCCTTTTAAAGAATCTTTCAAATTACCAAAACTTTCACTCTCTAGTAATTTAATTTTTTCCTCATCTGATAATTTGAAAACTTCTTTTTTTAAATCATTGATTCCAAAATCGATTTTATCACTCAAAGACACTGCCTGGTCTAAAAGTTCTTGTGTACTTGGTTTTTCTTTATTCATTTTTGTTTTGGTTTAATATTCTACATATCCACAAAAAATATATGTGAATGGGTTTTTAATTAACACCCATATTCTTTTCCATAATGGATAGTTTGATTTTATTTTAATTGACGGTATTTTCTTTTTAATCATCTTTTTTTTGGGTACATCCTTAACATTATCATATTCAAGTTCACTACGCAGTTCCAAATATCGTTTACCTTTCTTAATGTCTCTATTAAAAGATGTAATAAAGTAGTTATCGATATTCTTCATCACTTTATCAACATTAGGATGTGTTTGTAAATTTTCTCTATCCTTTATTGTCATACCATCAACATAAACAATATCGGAATCCAATATCATTCTAAATATTGTATTTTCGGGTTTCATAACTTATCTTTGTTTTGGTTTATTTCTTTGAGCTCAAATATTTTACAATCTTCAATATTACAACCCTTTAACGTTTCTTCTTTCCATTTTAACATTCTATTTATGTTAGTTGAAATGTTATAACCTATGGTAAAGTCATCGTTTCTTTCCTCGTGAATCAGTCCTATGTATCTTTTTTTACTCATCTTTGTTTTTAAATACCATTTCAATCTTACTACTACTTCTACTAAATGCCTCAAATGGCAATTTACTGAATATGGACTTATTGTGTACCTCTCTTTGGGTTTGTTCATCCATACTTCTCCACCACTCTAATGCTTTCTCTCTCATCTTAATAGTGTTTAAAATATCCATCATTCCACAATCTGTGGACTTCTCTTTGTATCTTATCCTCTGATTCACCATTGAATGTTGCCCAATATGGGAATGGGCCATTTGTTTCATAATAGAACAATACATCATCATACTTAGTGTTTTCATTCACTCTGAATGAGAATGGTTGTCCATCAATGGTTATATCATAATGTCGTACCTCTTCTTTCCACAGCACTTTCTTTTCACAGAGTTGTACCATCATTTTTTATTCATCATTTTTAGGAAACTTCCCAATATAATGACAGACAGAATTCCTATCACTACCCCATATGCTAATGCTTCAAAATTCATATGTAAATTACTTCAACTGTTTATACAATATTCCAACACCACTTTGTTCCACAACATAAAGCCCACCTTGGTAAACACCAGTATTAAAACTGATTTGTTTAAAACCTGACCGCTTCATTATCATTGGGATTCTTACTTTCATAACCTTTATTTTTTGTTACAATCTGAATATACGAAATATATTTCACATATCCAAATCTTTTGATGGATTTTAATTTTGTTCTAACCAAAGTTCACGTTCATCATGAGCAATGTTTGATTTCAATTCCAAATACTCTGATTTAGTGATACATATCTCCTTATTAAAGGAGTTTAAGACGATTACACATTCATCTCCTGTTATACCGCAAGTAAACTCTTTAACTACTTTCATAACCTTTGTTTTTTGTTACTATACATCAATGGGTAATCCTTCTTTCTTCAACTCTTCGTACATCTCCCTTGCGATGGATATACACCACTTAGGGTCAGCACCCTTCACCACATTGTTTGTTGATGATCGGAGTGCATGAATCTTTTGAGCATGTTTGGATATAAACTTATCCTTATACAATATATCTGTTACATCCATATCTATTGGGGGTTATCAAGCTGAACTAACAATTGTGTTATTACCTCATCAACAATATCTTTTTGTTGCTTAACAACTTCATGTCTTTCCTTTAAAGGATATGTATAATCACCTATGAATTCTGACCAGGCTTTTTCCTGTCCTTTTTTCACTTGGTATTCAACATCTAGTTGTTCAGTATCAATGTTCCACGAACTTTTTTTAACGATTTTATCTTCTGTTCGCAATTCAATGTCTATGAGTTCTGTATCAAGATCCCACGACAATCTGTCAAGACTTTTAAATAAATTCTCTGCAGCGTTTTCGTCTAGTTCAATGGTAAACTTTTTCATACCTCTGTTAGTTTGTATTTCTTTCCATCAATCTCTACTACCTTTCCTTCACAACCTTTTGGTCTTTTGTCTATAATGTACCCATCAGAGTTTTCATAGTAGATTTCCTTTCCATTGGAATCGTATTCTCTTTTATACCACCATCCATTGCGGTCTTCGCAGTAGATTTCATTTCCATTGGAATTGTATTCATATTTCTCCCAATACCCATTACAGTTTTCATAGTAGATATTATTTCCATTGGAATCGTATTCTCTTTTATACCCCCAGCCATCAGAGTCTTCATAGTAGATTACATTTCCATTCTCATCTTTAATTATAAATGGAAATTCTTTGATATTAAGCTGCTGTGCTATTGTTTTCATTTGTCTTTATGTTAAGAATTTAATGTCCTTTATCCTATCCATTATCTGTTGACGATATTGATATTCTACATCACTATCAATCCAAAGATGGTAATCACCACCAATCATACCAGGAGAATCATCATGCTCACAATACCCCTCAGTAAATCCCAAATTGTCCTTATTGAGTAAATCAAAGATTTTGGTGTATCTACCATTGTAGGGCCAATATCGGCCCTTATCTTTATGGTTCTTTATGATGAGTTTTGTAATGTACTCACTCATCGTTCAACGATTCCAAGAAAACCATTTGGGAAGCCTGTTTTGAGTTGACCCCACAGCATCACCTCATCAATCAGACAATCAATGTAATCTTTGACGAGAAAAGTTGTATCAGAAGAACCGAACCCTTCATCGGGGCTCTGATTCAAAGTCCATTGTTCAGCCACTCCTTTTGCCGTTAGGAGAACATCAACCTTATCTAAAAAGGGTTTGATTTTGTCATAACCATTGACAGTTTCAGCGATTTTGACAATTGTTTTGGGGTTTACTATGTAGTTCATATCTCTCATTGTTACAGTACTAATATAGTGATAATGTCTGAAACTACCAAACTTTGAATGTTAAATTTTATATATAAAGTGTTAAATTTATTCATCAATCTCTTCTCCAATCACATCATTCCACTCCGAATCCAAAATTCCTGTGATGATGAACTCTCTTTCAGATGGGGTTAGTTGTGGAAATGCATCTTGAACTAATGTACCAGAATACCAATCAGCCATCTGTTCATCGGTAATATTCAAATCCAAAGTGTTGACATTACCACTAATCGGTGATTTGCGTGTTATCTTCATTCCGTTTCGTTTATTTCTTCAATTGCGTAATAAGCCTCTTTGATATCGTTAACATAACCAATTGGGTCATTCAACGCAAATACCATTTCAGAAATCCAAGCGTCCGTATTCCACTCATTGTGACTAACAGTGAGTTTTTCACCCACCTTCTTCATCATCATTCTGAGTTCGTTCTTTTCTTCGATTGTCATACTATCTGTTTTCTATTAAATATGAGATGTCAAACCACGACCACCAGCGGGGTCAATATCACCTTCAATCCAAGGTGGAAGGTCTGACCATTCTTCTTCGGGAGCATTCTCATCAATGTAGGCCTCAAGCTCTTCCTTTGGTCGAGATTCAATCTCGTCTTCTATTCGGTCAAAGAGAGGTTCGAAGTCATCCATAATCTTTCCTACAAGTTCTCCTAAACCGTCCATTAAGAGTTCCTGTTCGAGTTGATTGTGCAAATCTTCCATTTCCTGGTAGAGCTCTTTGATGGTAAGTTTGGTCAAATCTTTCATTCTACTTCCAATTTAAATGTTTCGTCAGATGGATAAGGCATTTCCACATCGTAGTTCCATACATATCCTTCGTTGTGAGCCAGAACTGCGTTTTTAAAGTTATATCCGAATCGGATAGGGACAGCGGGCCCTCTGTAGACTGCCCGTTTTCCATCATTGGTCAACTCACCACTACACTTAGTACATTTACACTTAGTGGTGGTGTCTTCCCACAAGCGGACGACATCGGTACACTCTTTACAATAGATCAGTTTGGGAGTATATTTCATAGGTCTGTTATTTTTTTTAGATTCTAAGGTCACCATCCTTATACATTTCGTATCCAATTCGGGCCAATCCCACAATACTAATGATAATGGGAGCAAATATGGCCACTCCAGCAATCCCAATAATTATGTCGTTCATATCTCTCATTCTTACACCACTAATATAGTGAATAGTTTTGAATCCACCAAATCCTAAATGTTAAATTTATGTTAAATCTTTCTCCACTCTCTTAATGGAGTCAGCCCACTTAGGAATGGTGAATGCAGTAAACTCTTCTCCCTTACAACATACATCTGGATTCGTTTCCATCTTATCCAATAGTCGTTGGAGTTTTATCGTACCCAACAAAGAGTTGTTAGAGAACCCAATCGGAATTGCCTCCCCCCAAATCTCTGCGTTAAGAGTATCTACATATTGTCCGCCAGACTTTCCACAATCACAACTTTTGGCGTTGTTAAGTGAAAGGGATGTCACAGACCAACATTCGGAGCAGATGATTAGTTTCATATCTCTATTTTTACTATGTAAATATAATAAATGTATCTGAGATATCCAAATTTTGAAGTGTTAAATTTTGATTATTTTTTAGATACCAAATGCATCGTTGACCTCATCAATCAACTCGTGGTGTCTTCCTCTTCTCAAATCAATGTGTAGGGCATTCTTTAGATTCCAAGTTGCCCAAATACCTATCATAATCAACATTGTGAACAAGAACACTGCCATCAATGTTTTAGTAGTGAATGTAACTTTGTCTAAGGCATCATCAACCACATCTTTGTTAAATGTACTATCAACCTTAATAGGTTCAAGTTCATTTACTACTGCAGTTCTTTTAACCAATTCCACTTTAATCCGTTTATTATTCTGTTGTTAATCGTTGCCCAATCTCGTATCTCTTCACAATACTCAAAGTCTCTGAGGAGTTGTTCCTTTCTATCCCCAATGATTTCGTATGTCTTTCCTCTGAATGTGTATTTCATATGTCAGAAACTATTATCATCCCACTGTTATGTAATGGAATATACCACCCAAACCCATGTTCTTCTAAGAACTCAATGACTATAGATTTCATAGGTGGGGAGTTACCTGTTATGATTTGCCATCCATCTCTGTTATATCTAACCAACAGATGTTTCTCCAACATAGGTTCAACCTCTTTATATCTTAACCCATGTAAATCTATTATCATATCTCAATAGTCGTCTGCACATATTATAGGTGTATCCTCACCATAGTATGCTGATTGGATGTTGTATCCATAATGGTATACTGCATCTTCTTCGGTCATACCATCATTAACCAATATATCCAATATCTTTCTTTGTGAATATATCAGTCTCAATGAGTGTTCATCTACACCAATTATTGCTTCATCAAAACCATCTAATTTTAGGAATTGGTCATCAGGATACCATTCCATTATGTGTTGTAACATAGTTTGTGTTTATAGAGTTGCTATATTTGAACCTCCTCTTCCTCTACCTGTTCCTCCACCCCCACCACCAGTGGGTTGTCCACCACCAGATGTGGTATTGGTATTTCCACCAGTAGATGTAGTACTAACATTCGGAGTTGTATCAACTATACCCAAAATGTAGTTGTATACTGCCATTGCATCCATACCAGTCGTAGTTTCACTACCACTCTCTGATATACTATTCTTAACATATGTCACCATCTCTTTTTGAATCACATATGTATCTTCAAACAACTTCTCACCCAAATTACCTTGATTTGCTAACAGATTCTCTGCTTCAACAAATACATTGGTTTGGTATTCTGATAATTCTACTTCCATCTTATTTCTCATTTTTACCATAGTATCTCTCATTTCTGTTATAGAGTTCTCTCTCTATCTCCAACTGAGAAACATATGGTTTGTTAGCATCTTGCCACCATCCACTTGGACTGTTGTCGGTTTGTTCGTTAACTTTAGTGTTCTTAACTTCTTTCTTCCATTTGAACATTTAGGGTTTCTCCTTCTTTAAGAAGACACTATACGAATCGAATAGTATCTTACCTGCTTTTTTAGTTAGTGGTGTTAAATCCATATCAAAGAATTCCTTCTTATTAACGAACTTAACTTCTTGATGAGCAAGTAGTTTTGCTTTACCACCTCTAAGTTTAACAGGCATTGGAGTAAACTCTATATTGCCCTCTGATAATGTTCTCAATCTATGGAATGGATATACATCAATATCCAACTCTTCCTTAAATTCTCTGATAAGAGCATTATCAATAATTTCACCCTCTTCTATTTTTCCACCTGGAAATTCCCATTTGCCAGGCTGATGTTCATTATCGTCAAACCTCTTACCAATCAGAACCTTATCATTCCATATCAGTATTCCGCAAACCACTTTCATCTTTATTAAACTCTTTGTACAACCTTTCCCATATAAATATGGTAAGTTTTGTTTTAAGGTTTAATGGAAGTGTTATGTTCAGATTCTCAAAAGAAGAACGTGGTTTGTTTGGTTCTGTATTATCGAATATCGTCTGATGAAATAACAACCTAAGTCATTTTATGATTCAGTTGCTTTTTGAAATCATCAATCACAGACTTCTCACAATGGAAGTGTACCAACAAATCAATCATTGATTTTCTGTTCAAAACCAATGGACGAACATTACATGCAGGCATCTCCATATCCTTCTTTGTGGTGTACAACCACTCATCCGCACCTTCCCTAACTAACATCCAACAACTTTTGTTGTTCTCTTCATCAACATGATAGCTGATTTCTTTACCGAATCTCTCTATTGTTACCATAATTTTTGGTTTGTTTGATACAAATATACGAATTAAATTTTACTTATCCAAATCTTTTTTAGGTTCATTCACCACCATACATTCAGTAGTAAGTAGTGTTCCTGCGACTGATACTGCTTTCTCAATAGCAGTTCTCGTTACCTTTGTAGGGTCAACCACACCAACCTCAACCAAATCACACCATTCCTCTGTTACAACATTGTATCCAGTCTTTAGGTCTTTGATGGGTGCTGAGTATAACTTATCCAAAAGTGAATCTGATGATGACCCTGCGTTATCAATGATTGCTCTGAAAGGTGCTTCACATGCTGACTCTACGATTTCGAATCCTCTCATTCTATCCTCTGATAGTTGTGGTTTACTTTCACTCATATTCTTAGAGTGGATTAAAGCAACTCCACCTCCAGGAACGATACCTTCTTCTAAGGCAGCTTTCGTTGATAGGATTGCGTCATCTACTCTGTCTTTCTTTTCTTTCAACTCTACCTCTGATTCTGCACCCACTTTAATGACTGCTACACCACCTGATAGTTTCGATAGACGAGTTTGGAGTTTCTCCTTTTCGAAGTCAGAGTCAGTTTTTTCCTTCTCAGTTTTGATGATAGTGATTCGCTTTTCGATATCACCCACCTCACCATGTCCACCAATGATGGATGTTTTAACCTTGTCTGATACCACCTTATCACAACTACCCAAATGTTCTTCAGTCACATCTTCCAACGATAGACCCATTTCAGATGTAATAAGAGTAGCACCAGTCAATGCCTCCATATCCTTTAGAATCTCAGTTCTCTCTCCACCGAAGCCAGGAGCTTTAACCGCTAGACATTTAAGTGTACCTCTTGCTGAGTTCACCACCATTGATGCTAATGCGTCACCTTGAACATCATGTGCAATGATTACGATGGGTTTGTTACTCATCGATGCCTTCTCCAAAATACCAATGATGTCATCCATATTGTTGATTGAACCATCATACAAAAGAATCTGTGGTTCATCCAAAATAGATGCCAACTTAGATTGGTTGTTCATAAAGAAGTGAGAAAGGTATCCTCTGTCAAACTCCAACCCCTCTACAATCTCCAATGTAGTTTCATTTGAGTTACCCTCTTCTACAGTGACCACACCATCGTTACCCACTTGGTGGATTGCCTCTGCGATAATACCACCAATCTCATCATCTCCATTTGCAGAGATGGTTGCGATGTTCTTAATCGCTTCATTGGTTTTGATGTTTACTGATACACCATTCACCAAATTGTCAACGATTTCTTTTACAGCCAACTGCATCCCTCTATACAATTCGATTGGGTTAGCACCACTCTCAACCGACTTCATACCCTCATTGAAGATGTGTTGTGCCAACACAGTCGATGTGGTTGTACCATCACCTGCGTTGTCAGCAGTTTGTTGTGATGCCTCTTTGATGATTTGTGCACCCAAATTCATTGATGAATCTGAGAACTCAATTGATTTTGCTACCGTAACACCATCCTTTGTGATGTGAGGTGTTCCTTCCTTTTCAATGATGACATTCCTACCTCTTGGCCCCAATGTAACTTTAACTGCATCTGCCAACTCATTGACACCATTGAGTAGTTTCTCTCTACTCTCTTTTCCGTGAAATATTTCTTTACCCATAACTTATTCTTCTTTTTTATTTTTGAGTGTTTCTTTCGTTTTTTCTATTTGCTCAATTCTCCAATGTGGTTGTCCTCCTCTGATGTTACCCTTCAGATTATGAAAACAATTATAACATAGGAATCTAAGGTTATCCCTTAAATGGTTTTTCCAATCGCCATCGATGTGGTCTAATATCAGCGGAATCTTATTGTCTGTAATCCTCCGTTCATCGTACCCACAATTATGACAACATGATTTAAAGTTTACTTTATCTGCGTTATTCAGTAACCTATTCTTTAGATGGTGTACTGAGTACTGAGGATATTTACCCTCCAATATATCTTTGAGTGCATATTTACCTCTGGTTATATTATATGGTTTCTTTACACCCTTACCTCTTTTGTTCTTTTGTAACTCCCACAAATCTTTTCCAGTTTCTTCATCGATGTATCTCTTTGAATACTTCTGATATGTAGTCAATGATACATTTAGAAATCTAGCTGCACCACTATTTGATTTGGAGTTCTTCATCGCATAACGGATTTGTGCTTCCGTAAGGTTGAGTGGTGTTCTCCCCTTACCAAGCACAAATCCATTAGGCATTACATCTCCCTTTTTCACTCTTTACCTTTGTATTTAGGAAGTGGTTCTAACAACATCTTAATCAATAGAGATATAAAGAATGTATCCCAAAATGTTAGATGTGGTGCGTTGAATGCATTACATACTATGTAGTTCCATGTCCACCACAATGGTAGTGTATATATCACTATGACCAATGACAATGCGATACATGCAACAATGACTGTACCGACCCAGTTTATAACTCCTTTCATTTCCATATAACTTATTTTCTTATGTACTTACTACACATACTTTCCAAAAATTGGAAGTCTCTGTATGTTAATAAGTATGTTTCTGATTTTAATTTATTACCCAATTTGTACAATCGGTTTCTATCCCTCCATTGAGGTACACCAAATGTATCACCACTTTCCCATATCAAAGACCATATATAGTTAATCATATGGACTTGTTGTGTTTGTATCGATTCCAATGTCTGCGTTACTTTGTTTACTTCCATAGTATCTGAATAGACACCAGTGATATGGCAAGTAGTAATGACACAAATGTTTTCAATGTGATACCTTCACCCATATACAACCATGTAAGGAATGTAAATGATAAGATACCCATACCAAAGGTGATGAATCTTCCTGGCCACAATAACCCATCAAAGTAGGTCACAATGTATTTAGTACCCATAATGAACAGATAAGATACAACTGAACCAATACCAATGGATAGTAACAATGGGTTCTTCTTAAACCACTCCCATAAGAACTGCCCATTAGTTTGATACCAAATCAATGTCTGTCCAATGAAGACCAATACCATTCCCGTAACTAACCCTCTCACTCTACATCCTCATTTTCAGCGTCATCAAAATCACTACCATTATAGTAGGTTGGTGATGGTAGTGCCGAATAGTGACACCATTCATCGTATCGAAACTCATCATCAGAAAAGTTCTCATCCTGATTATCAAAGGGGTCATTACCCTCATCTTTCTGTTGGTCAATCCAACGCTTAATCATACTCATACCTCTGTTAGTTTATACTTTTTACCATCAATCTCAAATACCTTACCCTCACAACCTTTGGGTCTTTTGTCTATAATTAACCCACAAGAGTCTTCAAAGTAGATTCTATTTCCATTGGAATCGTATTCATATTTAAACCAAAACCCATAAGAGGTTTCATAGTAGATTTCATTTCCATTCTTATCTTTGATTCTAAATGGAAAATCTTTAATATTAAGCTGTTGTGCTATTGTTTTCATATTACCAAAATTTATCTACATCACCATTTAAAAATTTCTTCTGTTTCTGTATAGCCTTCTTCAATTCAGACTTATTTACAGACACCTTCTTTTTACCTAAGTACTTCTCCTTATAGTATTCAATCAAATTATCACCACCCATACCCATCACAATGATGTTTGTATCTTCGGGTAGATACTTCTTTGAACGAACACTATTCACCAAATCTATATGTGCATCAAACACATCTATTCTTGGCTTTCTACACCTCTTTGGTGTATGTACTACTATCGTCTTCACTTACAGTCCGTAACCAACAACACCACCATTCTTTTCTACCTCAACGGCGGTGGCTCGTTTCTCATCGGGGTTCTTTATACTTTTGTTGTTGATGAGAATCCGTTCGGCTCGGCCGATACCCATCACCAATTGGTGGAATGGAATACCCAGCAAGTCCATCTCTTGGATAGTGGTATCACGCAGATACTCAGGACGAGCAGTAGTTAGGACAATGTGGTGACCCTCTTTGAATAGTTTTGTGAATGTTTCAACCACACCAGGCAGAGCTTTTGCGGTGAAAGGGTCAATGTCATCGAAGTTGACTTGATGGACAAGAGTCCCATCAATATCGCTGAAGATTGTTTTTTGTTTCATTACCTCACTTTTACAGTGTAAATATACGAATTAACTTTGAATTAACCAAATGTTAGGTCAAAAGATTTACTGCTTTAGCCACATTTTTTTCAGTAGCTCCGTAACCCATTACCCGATTGATAGCTTCATCCAATGAAATCTTACCAAAGACATAATTTTCGGTTGTCGTCATCTCCCTCAACATCCGAACGATATCAGGTACTGAACCGAACTTTGGTCTGTTCTGTACATGCAGATACTTAGTTGCTGGGTAGATTTTGGTTTGGTTGTCAGTCTGTGGTTTCGGGCCCTCCTTCATATCATATGAGTCAGTCATACCATTGAACTTTCCAGGCACAAAGATAGACCCAAACAATCGAACATCATCTACTATGGATTGGTCTACCTCATATCCACGCTCATCTGATAGGTACACATCAACTGAGTTACCATTTGCAAATGAGGATGATGATACACTTACCACCACATTGGGGTAATTCATCTTAACATATTGTTTCATCACATTAGAAGTGGCTGCGTGACTCATATAAATCTCAGGCCGTTCTAACTTATTCCCACTCCAATCCTTTGTTCTTAGGAACTTCACAGGAAGTTGGAACATCATGTCCATCAATTCGAATTTAAACTTCTTTGTCATAGCTTTGGTTTAAGTGTTTATTAATTTTCTACTCTGTCGTGAACAGGAATCGGTGCATCGCCAGGGAATCGTGAGTCAGATGTGTAGACGAAGTTACCTCCCATCATTGAGTGTTTACCTGATTTTACAAGTGACGCAGGTTTTGCATACCAAGCAGGTTTATCCCACAGTTCACGTTTAATCAAGACCAACGAATCATCTGGAATAGAATCTATATCATCGGTGTCAAAATAAAGGTTAAAAGAATCACCTACTGAAGTCAAACCGTTGTTGGTACAATCTCCAAGTGGGTGGCGGAACGGAAAGGTTAGAATTTTGTTCATTTGTTTATCTTTTAATTACAGTACTAATATAGTGATAATGTCTGAGACTACCAAACTTTAAATGTTAAAGTTTTGTTAACATTCCCATATATTGTAGGAGTACATCCTTCTCCGCCAGAAACACCTTAGCAAACTTAGGGTCATACATAGTGATAGACTCTGAGTTGTGTTTGATGTCTGCGACTTTGATGAGTTTTGCTCGGTCACTCACTACACCCAACCTCTTTGCTTCGTTGGTCTTCCTTAGCTTCCTGTTTTGTTGAGGGAAACTATCTTTTGTGAATACATCAGTTAGGTCAACCACCAAACTTAGAATGTCAGTAGCGTCAGCGACATCAAAGTTCTGAAACAGAAATGTCCTCAACTGACTATGAGTAACATCGGTGTCCTCTAACACATCGTGGAGGAGAGCTGCGTAAACCATATTGTCATCACCACCCATATCCTTAACCATCTTAGCGACAGCAATGGGGTGGATGATGTAAGGGTCGTTGGTGTACTTCCTCAGTTGTGTACCATGTGCTTTGGTTGCGAAGTCTAATACTATTTGGTACATATCCTTAATCATTACAGAACTAAAGTACGAATAATAGTTGATATATCCAAATCCTAAATGTTAAAATTATGTTAAATCTTTGTTCTTATGCTTCTTCTTACGAGTGTAGACTTTCTTACTCTTTACCACTTGTTCGGTCATTTTCTTACCGATGTGGCGAGCAGCTTCACCTGATGTCCAACCACCATTGAAGTCCAAAGTATCCTTATGTTTCTTATTCTTTGCCATTTGTACTACAATATAATAAAAAAAGGGGACTTATCCAAATCCCCTTCAAATTATTTTCCTTGTCCTCTGTACTTTTTTTTGTAGTGTTTAGAGTGTTTCATTTTGGATGTCCTCTTTTTTGAGTGAACACCCTTTCTCTTTCGACTTTTGGATTCTATTTTTGTATTTGATAATGCTCTAGCCATAGTGTTTTAATTATTAAAAAGGTTGTATTCCATAATCACCAATATTACCTTTGAATAACTTTTGATCTTTTGATTTTAACTTTCCAAATGATTTGCTTAACTTCTTTATTCCTTGGGTGAAAAGATTAAAATTATCCCTATCGTAATTGTCCTCCATGTATTCATCCGCCATTAATGTTGCATCATCAATGTTATCTGCTGCCACAAGAAGAATTACTTTCTGATCCCTCTTAGGATTCCAATACTGTAATCTAAAGATAGCTTGATCCGGAGCAATATCTTTCTTGTATGTACTAAAATCTACTGAACTTTGTTTGAGTTTTGGGATTTCATTCAGATAATGTCCAAACTTATATTTGAAAGATCCTTTATGATAAATATTGTTACCCTTTACACTTTCAATTTCTGTATAATCGAAATCAAAACCATCATATCCAGGTTCCCATCGATGCGGAGACTCCAGGTCTCCAATAAAATTCTTTGTACCCACCCAGGTGATTTTTACTGTTAAAGGCTGTCCTAATCTGGGTTCTAAACCGACATCTGGGTAATTATGAAGAGCATATGTTTTACCCTTACGGAGAGCCTTCATAATTTTCCTATTGTGTTTGTTGTATGTATCAAGATCTACTGGACTGTGTTTGAGTTTTGGGTTTCCTTTCGTCCACCATCTGTATTCTTCGGATACTACTTCTGCTTCCCTCATGGAAAATATTTTATTCATTTTTATCGCGTCTTCATCTGGGGTACTAGGGGAAACCTTTCCTGTTTTAAGATTCATTTCAAATCCATTCATATATGAAGGATTACCATCACCTAAATCAACGTAAAATTTTATTTTTCCATTGATAGGGGTTTCATCATATCCCTCAAGTTTACCCCCTACTTTTTTGGCTGCTGCTATTAATCTATTATGAAGATCATCATTAGAACCTTTCTTTTTCATTTTTCTTAGACTTTTCTTCCACCCTCTGTAATCTTCGGATACTACTTCTGCTTCATTAAACGGCCCTCTCTTCCCCTTCTTTATTGGAGTAACGATGTATACATTTCCTTTCATGTCATTGTCATCGTCTGACCAAGGATAGGGAATATTTGTCCATTTCTTCTTACCAGTCTTTTTTATATCCCCTATTTCATCAAAACCTACCACTACAGCATCTTCTAAACCTCTACCAGTACCTCTTTCCTCTTCGTAATATACAAAATGCTTTCTGCTAACAGATATAACAACTCCTGCTGAGTAATTACCAGTGGAATAAGAAACTATAACATAATCTCCTGCTTTAATCTTTACATTAGATGAATTATAGATTTTACTGTGTTTGAGTTTTGGGTTTCCTTCATGTCCGTAGATGTGTCCATCGGATCCTAATTCTGCTTCACTAAGCGATTCTTCCATCTGAGTGTCTAATGGTTTTCTTAAATCGACAGTCTTAGGCCCATTATCTAAAACCCAACCATATAATTTCTTCTTCCACTCTTTTTCTGGAGTAATACCACCACCCTGCTTTTTGATTGGAAGTGATTTGAACCCCTTTACAGCACCTTTCATTTCGTTTCCTTTAGAATCTTTATAAGTTATTGTATTTTCTCTATTGTTTAGAATAACATCGATTCTACCATTCAATCCTTTTGGTAAACCACCAGTTAAGATACCCCAAATCGTTTTAGCAGCACCTTCATGCGTTAAGAGTAAGATGTCATCAGGAACTACTCTACTTCTTTCCTTATTCTGCTTAACTGCCAAATGATAGTTTGTTAATACCCATATAAGGTGAATGTTTTTGGAGTCATAACCTGCGTCTACCAATGGTTTGATTACAGATGTGATTGAACCCACCTTTTTAGCTGTGATATCGAACAATAGGTTAGGTAAGGTTTCTTTATTTTGCTTTCCCTTCAACATATTGATTAACCACTTATCTTTCAATCCCATTGCATCTACAATAAGGTGTAGTGACATTACATTGTTAGGATTCTTTAGGTCTGCTGCGACATCTGCGATAGTCATTCCCTTACCTAATACAAATTCTTCAACGTGAGCTTTGTCTTTTGGTTTGAGTTTGTTACCATACTTCTTATACCACTTATCAACTGAGAACTTACCCAATTGGTCTAATTTACCAACGGCTTTCTTCATTTCATCAACATCTCTCACTTTGAATCCAGCTGCGTCAATGAAGTTATCAATCGCGAATCCTTTACCACTACCAGCACCACCTGCCATAAAGACTATCTGTCCGTAGGGTGACCTGTTTGAGAATGTGATTAGTTTTTCATCTAATTGTTCTGATTCGTTTACTGATTCTTCAATCTTCTTTACAAATCGAGGATAAACCCATGCTTCTTCGCCAGCGTATTTTAAACTGTTACCAACTACCTCTTTGCCAGATTTAAGTCTTGGTATATCTTTATTATCTACAGCTAACCTTTCACCATTGATCATTACTACTATTGTATAAGGGCTTTTTGCTTCGTTTACTGATTCACTTAGTTGTGATTTTATCTCTGATTGTATAAATTCTCTTAGATTCATTTTTTGTCTCCGTATGGGAACATTTTGTTCAATTTGTCCTGTCTACCACTACACCCACAATCGGACTTACCAACTGCTTTGGCAATCTTTTCTGCTAAGATATCCAACTTAGTTGCGGATGTTATCTTTTTGATATCATCACCCAATCCTCTTGATTTACTCATCACCACCTTCTATTCTCATGCTCAAACCTTCTTTCACCATCGATTGATATATCTCTGTTATCAAAACCTCATCGTCTGAGTCTTTTACTTCACATACACCATTATTATGAACGATGTTTGCTATTGACCCAGCCTGAAGATGTGGATAATTGAGATACTTTTGAATTACCATAGTGACGTGTTCAAAGGTATTTACATTATCATTTAATATAAATAGTCTCATAAATCGTATTTCAGTTTGAAATTCTCTATCACTTCTTTTAAGTCTATCAAATCACAAACATCAGCCTCAATGGGTCTTCCATCATCATTCATAACATACACAATGTGACCTTTAATTGTTGTCACTTCCTGTGGTAGTTGTTTCACTAATATTTTCATTCATATTCTCCAAACCTTTTAGTATGGTAACCAACTTTGCACATTTCTCATAGTGTTCCACTTCAGTAAAGTATTCCAATAACAGGTTTACAAACTGAACTCTCATACTATGGTTGAACTCATAAGTCCATTCAAAATCCTTTTTGGTTAGGATTTCATATGCGTTGACCATTACTTTCTTTTCGTAGTTCATTGTATATAAATATGATTTTAAATTTAGTGAATTATCTTATTGATGTAGTTTTGTACATCTCTATCTGTAAACTCCCTCACCAAATGAGTTTTGATAGTAACATCAGGATACTTTGACTTTAGTTTGTCTACTGCTTTGATGTTCTTTGATGAATCATCCATAAAAGCCACATCCGTATATCCTTTCTTAATGTGTTTCTCAATCCAATCTGCTTTGTCTTTTGGATTGTTACTACCCAATGCAACTACATAGACATCAATCCCCATCTCCTTTTTGAACCAATGTTTTATTGGGAATCCCATTGCCCTAGCAGTAAGAATGGTAACCCTTTTGTCTCCTTTCATAGACATTCTTTTCAGTAAGTCAACATTCTTCTTAATCGCTTTGGGTTCATTCAACATCTTATTGAAGTCACTAAAGTCATATACATCACCCGACTTCTCTTTATACTTAGCATATTGTGCTGGGTCTAACTTTGTTTCAGTACCATCTTTGTGTTTAACATAGATGAATGATTTGGTTGTTGCCAATGTATCATCAAAATCAAACACTCTTAATGATTTACCCTCACTCAACATTCTGATTTCGTCTACGAACACATCTGATATAAGTTCATCTAAGTTCATATACTTATCTTTCTCTGTGTTCCTAATCCAAGTACCAATATCTGGCCCCTTCATATCTGATGGTGCGTCCTTACCACTAACAGACAAATCAAAGTTGACGAACCTCTGTGCGTCCATACCAACAATCTTACCGAACTTCACAATTTGGTCATCCGATAGAGTGGTTCTCTTTTGAAATCTTTTGTAGTCCACTATCATCTCAGGCTTGAAGTGTTGTAATGACACCAAAAACACTATGTTGTTCAACTCTTCATTTGAGTATGTTAGTTTGTTCAACTGCTTTGACAATAGAGTCGATGGGTTCTTTCTCAGTAGAGATGCTAAGAATATAATGTAGTCGTTGTCGTCTATGTATGGTTTGGTCACCTTCAAAGATGGTAGTATAAGTTTGGTGAACCCAATCTTATCATTCATCTCCATATAGGCCTTTGGACTCTTTGCTGACTTAATTGATTTGATGAACTCATCTCTGATTCTCTCAGCACTTACCCCCTTTAGTGTTGGGTCGTTTTGTAGTGCTGATAGTAAGTCTTTATCGAATGTACCTCCCAATCGGGCTTGGAATCTCAATGCCCTCAATTTTCTGAGTGGGTCTTCTTCGAATCTCTCTACTGCTTTACCTACAGTTCTGATTTTGTTCTTCTTTAGGTCTTCTATACCACCAACCAAATCGACTATCTCTTTCTTATCAATGTCATAGAAAAGAGCATTGACAGTCAAATCTCGTCTTCGTACATCACCTTCAATATCTGTGTAGTCTACAGATGTGGGTCGTCTACCCTTACCGATATCTTTTCTGAATGTAGCAATCTCATTACCATTTACAATCACCACCCCAAATGCCTTACCAACTTCGGCGGTGTTGAATCCGTTATCGGTAGCAATCTTCAGAACCTCATCAGGTTTTGCATCAGTAGCTAAATCAAAGTCTTTTGGACTCTTACCCAAAATCGCATCTCTTACCGCTCCACCAACAACATAGAGTTTCTTACCACTCTTTTTGAATGCTCTGTGGATTTTGGTTATGTCCGATGGTATTTTAAGTTTCAATGTTTCCATACTACTTTAGTGTTGGAATACCACCAATCTTTGGTATTCTCTTCTTCCAAGTGTTGTAAATCAGTTTTCTTTTTTTGATGTCTATTACATCATCATCAACTAATGAATCTAAGTAATCATCTACTACCTTCTGATATGGTTGTTTCAATGTCTTTGCTTTTGAGTACAAACCATGAATGTTTGCATCAACCTCTTTTGGTAACAGATAGTACTTATAGTATATTTCAGGATTCTGTCTGATTTTACGCCTCATAGCTTTGTCACCTCTCAATCTCTTTGATGATTTCTCTGCTGGAGAATCTTTACCATGTGTTAGATGTTCAATCTCATGTCTTACCAAATCCCTCAACACAGGTTGTATCTTTGAGAACACCCTACCACTTTCAGCATCATTTGGATGTAGTCCTATCAAAACCTCAATGTTTGCGAACTCCGCTTCCGCATCTGCTGAACCATCGATGAAGAACTTACCTTCTTCTACGCCTTCATCACTTATAGCCAACTTCATTTCCACTTCTACATCTACACCACTTACTTCATCTGAATAGTCACCCACATACAATGTAGCTCTTTCAGCATTGAACATATCACTCATTTTAGTAGTTGGTGCAGGATCTTTGCGAACAACATACCCCTTATACTTTTTGGGGTTTTCTTCAGTACCACTACCTTTGGCGGCTTTCTTTATTGTTTTGAAGATGTCTTTGTTGATTTCACCTGTGAGTTTGTCGTACATACCCTCTACTATCAAATGTTTTAATCGAATCATAATATACGAAATCTTTTTTATATATCCAACCTTTTGTCAGGAGTTTTGAAATCTTTTTTCCTCATCACAGTCTTAGCGATTGCTTTGTTAGCCTTCTTCATAAAAGGTATGTTGATATTAGTTCTGTCATCAGTAGCCACAATGGAGTTGTATTTGTTTAGGAACTCAACGAACTCATTCTTTTTCTTTGATAGTCTTTTGAAGAACCCAATAAGTTCAGCTGATGATATCTCCTTACCATTACGAGGATCGTTGAGTCTGTCAAAGAAGTGTTTGTCTGTGATTACCACATCCATTGGATTGAGTTTCTTATCAGCAAAGGTGTCTATCTTTTGTAGGTCAGCCATTGGGATTTCATTGATAGGTACACAATTTGGCACCATCTTACCACCTTTCTTCTTACCACCAACTTGTTTGTATCCCTTCCAACATGCTTCTTTCACCAATCTGTATTTGAGTAATGGTTTGCCATTGATTGTAATGTCACCCTTTTCGTTCTTATCGATTGACTTCACTACAATTCGTTTGTTTTTGAACTTACCACCCAATACAGTATCACCCACTTTGATAGGGATTGTGATATTTTCTAATATCTCATTGATTGTGTTCGCAATGTGTTTATATAGTTTGATAGCATTATTAGCTGATAGATGAATTCGGTGTACATTCAACTTTACATCATCACCCCATTTATAGATTGCAGCTCCCCATCTATGATGACCATCTACAATATGATTGTCTTTTGATATGATTAGGGGTTTCATCTTATTCGGAGATGTGAATCTGTTTGCTATACCTTGAACCTTATCTTTGTATAGTTCCTTCTGTGCCTTCTTCAACTTTGATGCTACAATAGTTTCTTTGGTCACCTTTACCTTATCAGCAACCATAGAAAGTGCCTTACCCAAATCTTGGGTCTTTACCTGCGGCATATCTTTTCGACTGAAATTAGGCATCCTTCCCCTTCAGATATTTTGATACAAGCTCAATCTCCTCACGGATGATTTCTTTGATTTGTGACTCATATTTGGTGAACTTAGAGTTTTTGTATTTAGTGTACACCTCTTCCAAATGTTCTTTTAGCTCATTCATCTCAAACCCTTCAGATTGAATACTGCTGCCTTTGCAACATTATCTCTTCTCTGTTTCTCCAATTGAAATTGCCGTAGTCCCTCTTTCATATCCCTCTCATAGAGTTCTTTGTTTTTGGGATTACTCATCCAATCTTGCCATCTGTATTCTCGTACCATATCTATAAATATTAGGTTATTACATATTACATATAAATATGGTATTATTCTTTATCAGTATTAGTTGCGTGTTTAACACCCATAATAGTTCCGATGATACTGAATGAGTTGGTGAGTAAGATACCAAATAGGTTAGACCATGTTGATTCAATTATCTTTGCATCGTTACCATTTAACAATACGAACATATATAATGCCGTAGTTATTATACCAACACCCATTATCACCCAAAGAGCCACCTTCACAATACTACCCATCAACTCTGTTTGGGTTTTCTTCTGAAGTAACGATAGGTCGGTTTCTGCTACCTCTTTTGCTCGTTCTGCTTCTTCCCTAGCGTCCTCCGCCTCATCCTTTAACCTTTCAGATTCTTCCCTCGCAGATTCTGCGTCTTTGAACAATGTCTCTAACTCTTTGTTTTGTTCTTGAACTTGTTTGGTTACAGACAACCTCTTCTTCCTAGCAGTAGCATCCCTCTCTATACAAGTCTGAAGATACTCAGCAAAATCAGTATCACCATCTTCTGCTTTGATTATCTTTAAGATGTTACCCTCTAAGTAAACTCTCTTCTTTGAGGCTAACTCTAAGAGTACATCTCTTGTATGACTTGTTACAACCACTTACTTATATACTTTGAATGGGTTAGTTTTGTTTAAGTATCCTTCGTAGTCATTTCTGAACTCTTCCAATCTTGGTTCAATGTCATCTGATTTGATAATCCAGAACTGAGCACCTGCTTCTTTTGCTTTCTCAATTTCTTGGTTATCATCAGATGATGAAATAATACCAATTACACATCCGTTCCCATAGTCAAAGTTGATTTTATGAATCAGTTCGATTCCATCAAACGATGAACCAACGATGTTCAAATCAACGAATACACATTCGGGTCTTTCGTGATTTGGGTCGTCTGGAAACCATTTCTTAAACAATGCATCTGCCTCATCGGAAGAACTCAATGCTTCCAATGAAAGGGTTATGTCCAAAATACTACATGCATCTTCAAATACTAAGTGGAACAAATCCTCATCATCCACCAACAAAATAGAATTAATCATTGTGCTCATTTTAACCTTATCCTTAATTTAGTTCCTGATTTAACTTTTTCTGCACTCATATCAAAACCATGCTGATTCAGAATTGCGATACATATATTCAACCCCAATCCCGATCCGCCTTCTTCTTGACCTTCTCTTCTCTTATATGGCTTGGACAACTCAACAAACTCTTCTGCAGTCATCCCTCTACCATTATCTTCTACACATAATGTATCTTTGTCTTCCATATATATTGAAACCTTCTTCGTAGAACTATCGTTGTACTTCAATCCATTACGAATGAGGTTGTCTATGGCTGTACAAAATAATGCATCGTTTACCTCTATTGTGGGTAACTCTCCGATTAAAACTTGCTTTTTGTACGATGTAGATGAAAGGTAGTCTTCAAGTATCTCTCCTAAATTAAACTCCTCAACATCTAATTGTACATTCTCTTTTACCAAATTGGTAAATTCCTTAACACCCTCATATACCTTTTGGGTATGTTTCAACCCTTCTTCTAACATTTTCAGAGGCGCTTTTATTTTCAATTCATCTATTGAGTCTTCCGTTAACCTTCTTTTTAATGATGATAGTCCACGTGGCATATATGTGTTGATACCACTATGCATATCATGTCTGAGTATCTTAGCAGCGTGTTCTAAGTATGAGTTCTTTTGGTTTACTATCTCTTCTGCATCATGTTGTGTTGTTACATCATTTGCTATCTTCAGTACCTTTGTGTACTCACCATCTTTGTTTCTGATTGGGGTGTAGTTACCATACAACCATCTTTCACTACCATCCTTTGCAACTCTCTGAAACTGATTGGTGATGATATCACCCCTTCGTAGTGTTTCCCAAAAGTTGGCGTACTCTTTACTCTTTGAGTATGATTTGGTCACCATAAGTCTATGTGGTTTACCTATGACCTCTGATGTAGTATACCCCATAAGATTACAGAAGTTTTCGTTTGCTTGAATGATGTTACCATCCATACCAATTGTTACAACAAGGTTAGACCTATTGATTGCCGATAGTTGTGCATCTACAGTTTCTTCTCTTACCTTAACATTATTACTTAGTTCGTATCCCACTTTGAAAAATGGTGGCATGAAGAGTACAATACACCACCAACCAAATCTTTCTAATGCTAAGGATGTTTCAACTAATTCAAATACTACACAGGTTTGTATAACAAAAAAAACCATCATAATGATGATTGATGTTAATAGTGATAACTTACCTGTAACTGATATACCTCTGAATATGTTCATTACTGACTCTTATCTCGTTCTCCCTTATGCCTATCAATCTTATCAAGAATCTCATTCAGTAATTCGTTTTTGATGAATCCAGCCATAGATGCGTTTTTGAGTGCTGATATAAGTTGGAAAACTAAGAATGGTGCTAATATTGTTTCTGACAACCATGCCGTACCTGCAAATCCTAATTCGATTGATAGTATAGCAGTTAGTATCAACTCCCATGCGAATATGTTCTTCAACACCCTAAGTGCCTTATAGGTTTTGAAACCCTCTCTTTTGATACCTGCGATGATTCCAAAGAATCCATCCAACAACATTACCGATACAACTGCTAAGTATTGTTCTACATTGTCCGCTGTGAGTTTCATAAAGTAACTCATCATAAACCCACAAAATGTGGATAGTGCCATAATGATTTGGGCAGTTGTTGATTTGATTAATGTCATCTTATTAGCTTCCACTTTCGATGTCAGAACTTTCGATTAATGTATATGTGAATGAGTTTCCATAGAGTGTCGCACTTTTGTTGACTAACTCCATAAACAATTTGAAGTCATCATTTGCTGCGATTACTTGACAACCAGCAGACCACTTATCTATTTGTACAGATTTACCACCCTCTCTTCCAGTGGCTCTATGAATATTGATACCATAGATTCCCTCTTTGATGCTTTCCTCTGAGAAATCGTATGTACCATCTTTGTTGTTGTCTCTATAGACTTTGAGTGGGGACTTTTGTCTGAGTGCTTGGTACTTACCTTGATGTAACCCAATTTTATGTGAACCTCTGTATTGTCCAGGAACTAAGATTGCGACACCAGCTTCGTTCAGTAAGTTTTTTTCCCAATGGGCGCCAGGATCCGTAGTTGCTTCAAACTGATGATACATCATATTAGTACCAATCGAATATGATACCGTTACCCAATCATCGAATCGGTTGGTTACCTTACCACCTGTTTCTGAATTTCTGATACCTACGATGTTGAGGTTATAGTCACCACCTTCGAACCATCTGTATCCTTTTTTCTTTACTGCGTTTCGTACTTCATCCCTTGTGAAACTTCCCATTCATACCCCTGTGTTTTACTACTTACTTTTTCTTTCTACCCTGACAATGAGCTTTCTGACTGAACCCTTTGGGGTTGTTACAATCGATACTTCGTTTGTATTTGTCTGACCACTCCTCATCAATCTTATTAATCAATGATTCCAATTCCATCTCAACTTTGTTTGGTAAACCACTTCGTTTTGTTTTAGCATATTTCTCAAGATCCTTCTCACTCATTCTGTCCACCAAATCCTTTACTTGTTTGGATACTTTGGACTTTGGAGTGTCACCTCTCTTTACTGATAATGCTAACCCAAATAACTTCTGTTGTTGTTTACTAACCGATGGCATGGATTCCTTCGTAAGTTCTTTGGATATAAATATGGGTTAATCTAATTTAACACTACCCATTGGGACAATCCATTCCCTATCAAATGGGTCTGCTACTTTGACTTCTTGCTTTTGTTCGTTTACTGATATAACTATCACCCTCTCCCCTTCTGGAAGACACCCGTTGTGATTGTGATAACTCTTCGTCATCGTTGTTCTCTTTAAATTTTCCATGCTTTCTCTTTTTGTTATGAACCATTCCTACAGAATCTTCATATAACTCTTCTAACTCATCAAAATTTTCAAAGTTGATTTGATTAAGTCTGATTTTTGACATTCGTTATTCCTTTATGATTTTAAGTTTACTTATTGCGTTTAAGAATTGTTCTGGTGTATATTCTTTTCCCTTTTCATCTTTGATTGTAATAGATTCTAATGTATCGGGATATTTGTGTACCATCCTTTCAAATATTTCAAAGCCTGATTCTGCCCAAAAGTTTTTGAAAGACGATTCACCTAAGATGTTTGTTGAGTATTCCTCTTCACCATCCACATCATCTGGAAGTAAAATATAGTATCTCATATCTCCTATAAATACATCAATTCAGATGAATTAGTGTATCTTCGTATGTTTTTACTTTATTCACTTTGACTCTGAATATATCCAATTCGAACTCACCAACCTCAATTTCAGATGACTCAAGTACTGATGACAATTCGGTTATTAGATTGTATGAGTATTGGGTCAATTTGTTTGCATCGAAGCTTACAACTATGTCTGATTCTGTTGTTTGGTTGATTCTTTTAGTCAAATCGAATTGAGTGTTTGGTTGTTCTAATCGGATATAATCAACGATTTTTTCGGTTGGTATGTCTACATTTATCCTACTACACCAAGGTTCTAACATATTCAGAATCTTTTCATTTGCGTTCTCCACTACGAATTCGACATCATACTTTGGTGGTACGATTGGTTTCATCAATGTGTCATGCTTTACAAAGTGTCCCCACTTACGAATGAAGTTTCTAGTTGAACGGGTATTCTGTGCTAACCACTCATCCGATTCCTTTCCAACGGCTGTTAGGGTTGGATTGTATCTACTACCTCTACAAGTCATATGGTATACAAACCCATCCCATGTCTGAACGAACTTATATCCGTTGAGTTGGAATCGATTGAAAATGTCAGAATCTTCTTTTGATTGTGGTGCATATAATGGGTCATGCCCACCTATTGACTGAAAGTCTTCTTTGTAAAAAGCCCAAGGTGCAAAGATACCTTCTGTTGTTCTACCTTGCATCAATGATGGAATTTGATGTAGTAAATCCTCCTCCAATGGTTGGAAATCTTCTGGCTCTGTACCGAAATCCATAAGTATCTTCTCAGGCCCATCAGGATGTAGTGGTGGTTCAATACGAGTAAGTGACACCACAGTTTGTGGTTTAATATGTTTCATTACAGAATCCAATGCATTTGGACAAAGATACATATCGGCGTGATAAATCATACAAATATCTTTAGTGGCTACCTCATTAATCAAACGATCGTATAGGATTGTATGTCCCAATCTCGTTGGCCCTTCGTTTCTGATTGCATGGAAATTTGGGTCTTTGTCCATCATCTCCTTACACCACTCCCAAGTTCCATCATTTGAGAAATCATCAGCAATACAAATTTCAACATTATGAATACCTTGATTTTTTCTAATTGATTCATATGACCACTTTAGGTACTTTAAATTGTTCCTAGATGGTTGTATTAAACTTATTTCCATAGGAGGGCCCAATGTGTATCCCATATCATCATCTGATACTACTACTTGTTTTTTTGGTACTGCCATTTTAAGATTTGGGTGTTCTGTAGTCAACCAATTTTTACCAAACTCTAAAATATGTGGTCTGCCGATTAACTTTTTAAACTCAGACCATGTTTTATGTCCGTGATTATCGGTATTAACTAGCTGAATATAATTCTTTTTATTTTGTTTACTAATAATATACTCTAAACATTTTTTTAAAATATCAACTCTAAAAATAGCGTCAATGCTAATACAACCAAATGGGGAGTTTTTACTATCAAATGTATATATGTGTTTGCAATCAGTATTATATTCGGGTACACCATAATTTTTGTTAAAATCGGGATGTGAATTAAGACTATATCTTCCTAACTTACCTATGTTAAGCATGGCTATATCATTATTAACCATCTCATCAATAATATTACCAAACTCTTCCCTATTTGTGTTGCAGAACATTCTATCTTCTGTTAGATAAAATACATATGGTGTTTTTACATTCTCTAACAAACGTAATGTAGTTTCAGCCCAATTAAATGTTTCGTTATCAACCCAATTGTAAAATTGTATGTTTTTAAAATTTTCAAAATACAATTTTTTTACCCTATCCAAATTAAAATTAGTTTTGTAGTTAACGACTATATTACACTCACCAAATACATTTGATGTGCATCGAACACCAACAGATGATTCCATATGATGTAACTTATCTTCGTTTTGAACAATAAAATTTTGAAGTAGTGTTAATTTATTTTTCATAAAAATTTATTTTATAGTTGTGTAATTTGATATAAAATCGCTACAAATACCATAACATTGATTGATATTTCCCAAATACCCCAATTCTGGTAAAACACATATACTATTTGTATGTAATTCTTTTCCTGGATAAGTCCATATGAACCCATTAGAAGTTAATGTATAGTCATCTTTTTGATGCCAAAAACTATGTATGTTCTGATTAGAGTTCATCATTGACATAGCTTCTGAATTTTTTGCATGACACCATATATAATTGTTTTCTAAAAATGACTCATCAATTTTATATATGGGTTTATCGTGACCTAACCAATATCCATTATCATACCAAACATCGATTTCAACATCATAACTACCATTCAACGTATCTAATATGTAAGATGGTTTATTTTCTAATTTAGAATGAGTTCCATCTACATTTCCTCTATGAGATATTAACTTCATGCTCCTACAACTCCATGATTAAAATTTCTAATTTTTCTAGCCAACGACATTTCCGGTAAAATAGTTTGATTGTTAAATTCTATTTTTAAACCACATTCATTAGCTAAATCCACAGGCATTGTTCTTAGATTATAAGATGTTGTATTTATGATTTTATCGTACATTGTTTTGAATTTTTTTGATGTGTTCATATTCATAATATAACAAAAATCACCAGGATGTGCTGAACTATAATTTGATATTATCACATCGTTTTTAACATGAATTTCTTTTAAATTTATATCATTGTGTAATACTATATCAGGTCTAAACATTATGACTTTTTCATATTTTATGTCACAACTATCAGCGTAAGATAACATTAGTTCTATACTTTTCTTAATCGATAAAAAGAAACTCATTCTGTTAAACTCTCCTTTACGATTTGGTGTAAAGCATAATGATTTAAGCTCATCTGCGTATTGTTGATTACTTTCAAACAAATGTGATTTAGGATGATAACATTCAATCATACCTTTTTGTGCAGTTGGTGTCCAACAATGAACAAACACATCAATTGGATTGTTTACATTTATAATGTGTTTATGATTAATTTCAGACACTTTATCATATTCGATTAACCTTGGTGTTTCTGTGGGAACAACATCATTTATACGACTATTAGACAGTCCAACAGCTCCAAAAAAACAAATAGCATATTTATTTTCCATAATTCTCTAAATAATATTTTAAATCTTCAGGTGTTCCCAATCCCCACATTTTCTCAATATCGAATGTTCTGATTTGTTTACCATCTTCTATTGCTTGATTAAATACAGGACAAACATAGAACTCATTGTTTACTCTGATATCTTTTTCAATCATATCTTCCGCATACTTTACAAAATCAGAACCTTTCTTCCAATAGTAATATCCAACCGTAGCAATATCTGAAATAGGATTCTTTTCTGCAACTTCAGTTACTAACCCTTCTTCGTTTACTTTAGCAAAACTCCACTTTGGATGAGTTGCTCTGAATGATACAATACCACCATCTACATCAGTTTCATTCATCTTATACATAAATTCAGTTGAGTCCCATTCTACGAATTGGTCTGAGTTAGCAAAGAATAGTGGGCTATCATTATCAATATGTTCTTTTGCCAAAAGAGCCGTACAAGCTGCTCCTTCAGTTAACCCATCTACTTCTACTACTTTACAATTTGGTGAGATTAGATTTAATAGAGTATCTAAATTATACTTTTCTCTGTGTTCTTTCTGAACTACGAAGATGAAGTTTGCATCTATGTTTAGATTTTCCACTACAACTTGAATCATAGGGTTTCCCTCTACATCAATTAGTGGTTTGGGGAAACTATATCCCGCTTGTTGGAATCTACTTCCTGCCCCTGCCATTGGGATAAGCACATTCATTTTCTTATCTTCCCATTTTGGTAAATCGTTTGGTTTTCCCATTTCTATTTCAGTTAATTTTTTAAATATATTTGTGTAAGTTACTTCAGTTGTATTTTTAACTCTTAACACATATGCTTTAGAACGAGATGCTGCAAGTAACCCATATGGTGAATCTTCTACAATCAAAGTTTCTTCAGGTAAACATCCCATCTTTGAGATTGCTCTCCAATACATTTCAGGATGTGGTTTAGAGTTTTGTACATCTTCGTTCGATATGATGTAATCCATAAACTCCATAATCCCCAACTTTGAAAGTACAGTCAATACCGTCTTTCTGATTGAGTTAGAACATACAGCAATTTTGTATCCATCTTCAACCAAAGTATCCATTACTGACTGTAAGGTTAGGTTTGGTTTTAACTCTTTCAGTTTTTGTAAAGTTAGTTTTTGTTTCTTTTCCCAAATTTCACTATGTAATTCAACTGGCAATCCTTTTCGTTCTGTCAACATTTCTAACTTTTGATTTGTTTTCAAACCATCGAAAGTTGACAAGTGTTCTGCCCAACTAATTGCGTATTCACCCAATGCTTCATTGAGTGCATCGTAATGAATGTTTTTAGCTTCAACCAAAACACCATCTAAATCAAATATGATTAATTTTATCAAAACACTATCCTTTTAGAATTTCTTTCATAGTTTTAAATACATCTTTGTAGTTAGACACTCCAGTTTCTAGTGGATTATCAAATACAGGATATACTTTTGAATTTGATAACTTTTTAATATAACTACTCTCATTAGTTAAATATCCTGGTCGTTTTTCTTTTCCATCTGGTACATACATTATTACTGGTTTTCCGAAGTATGAACATAACACACCACCACCACCATTGGGTGTAATAAAAGCATCGGCTGAAGAAAATATTTTTAGTTGTTGTTCATTATATGATTTTCCATCTAATAGGTCATCTAATAAGTAAACATTATTAAAGTGATTACATAAATCATAATCACTCATTTTACCAAAACCATCCACATATGATGAAAGTTCTCTACCCATAGATATGGAATTTACTTCATTTTCATCAGTTGTAAATTCTGTATTTTTAGGTCTTTTGTAGACAACATTGTATCCGTTTTCTTGTAAGTATACAAAAATATAATATAGACATTTTATATCAAATGTTCGTAATGGCCTTCTATTAAGTTCTCCAAACTCAATATTATATGTATTGTTCACTACAACATATGGTTTCTCAATAATGTTTGATGTATAAATTTCTTTGTAAGGTGGTGCTATCCATTGTGAATAATCGAGAACACCATTAGCTAAGCATTTTTCTTCGGTAGACAAATCCCCATAGTCCTTTCCAAATACACCCATCGCATTGTGGTGTATCCAGTTATTTGGTAATTGATTCAGGCCTGATTTTGAATTCACTATGGTTCTGTTTTCAAAAGATTCAATAACACTATCACAAAAATAGTAGAATGGTTTCATATCTTTACTAGTAGTTACTGTCCCCAATTTTTTATTTTTGTGTAAATAATAGGCATATGGTATGGCTAGAACTAACTCATGTGCAAATTCAGAATTTATACTAAGATTTATTTTCGATAAGGTCTTTGTATTGTTCATCTAATTTGTTTTTATTAACAGCTCTCAGCTCATTCGCCTTTCTTAATTTTTTATGATTATGTGAAAATAGATTTACATCGGGTGATTCTTTTAACGCCTCACTTAAATTGGCCCTATCACCCTCACCAGTTGTGATGTCACAATTAATAAGTTTCTCTAAAGTTTCAACAATAGTATCTACTTTGTAAGTTCTTTTTTCTGATATGTAATCATACTTACCATTATTTATAGTATCCGACAACAATTTAGTAATTTTACTCTTTATCTCTGCTATCAAAACTTCTTGATGTTTTATATTTTCCAACAAACCATCTTTTTTAAAAAAAAACAGTTTAATGTTCTCTGAAATTAATCTGTCAAGTAAGGCAGATAGTGTGTCTATGTTAGTTATATACATATATTATCCTTCGGTTACTACAGATGGAAAGTACTTTAAAAATACATCATTTGTATTGTATCGCACTCTTTTGATTCTATCTCTGATTTCATTGTAAAAGTTCCATGCTAATGGTACAAATAAAACTTTTGCGTCTGTTGGTAAATCTCTGACATATTCTATACTATTGATTTGTATATTAGATCCAGGAGTGTACAATCCTTGTTTGAGTGGATTGTCATCAATAATAGTATCAATTTGGTCACATCCCGCAAAATTTAAAAATGTCATACCTTTTGCAGCTGCTCCATATCCTATAATTGTATAACCATCTGATTTATGTTTATCAATCTGTTCGTTAAAGTTTGTTCTTATTTTTCGGATATTGTCAGCATAATAATCATATGTTGTTAATTTACAAAGACCTCTTTCTTTCTCTACATCTATTAAATTATCAACCCATCGTTTCTCTACATCTGTTGTTGTTTTTTTGAAAACAAATACATAGCTAATACCATGCACTGGTGTTTTAATAACATCCACCAAATGTAACTTACTTCTTTTTGATAATTCGTTCATAGAATTAATATTGAAGAACGATATGTGTTCGTGGTAGATTGTATCAAATTGATTACTATTAACGATTTCCGATTGTGATGTTTGTATGTACAAAGTTCCATCATCATCTAACACATCGGAACAATCATTCAAAAATTTCAAAGCATTCTCATTATGAGCAAATACATTTTGAGCAGTTACCACATCAAACTTAGTAGAAAACTGATTTCTTCCTAAAAAATAATCACAAACAACATTGTGGTTTTCACTACTAATACCATACAAGTTTTCAGCTGGGTCTACACCATATGTTTGCCACCCCAACCTTTTGAAAGAATTAAGTTGAGAACCATCATTACACGCAATATCTAAAACATTACCAACCTTGTTTTTTGATGTAACAAAGTCTGCGAACCAATCAAAATAATCACATAATGTTTTTGTAGTACCACTCACATATAAATAATCCTTAAACATTAGGTCTGGATTTACTATATGAGACAATTGTAAGTGGTAGCAATTTTTACATAAATTTAATCTCAATGGATATATATCCAATTCAGAATTATTGTCGTGATAAGAATTTGCTAATGGCTGGTCATTTAAATTAATTACTTCTTTTAAATCAGTACTACCACAACAAATACAATCTGTTTTTTTAGTGTTTGTAGTCATATATTTTGTCTCTTTTTGTTTTTGATATTAAATCATAGTTATCAACTATTGATTTTGTAATACTTTCTATAGTTTCTCTGAATGAAAATTTGTATTTCATAGAAAACTTTGTACTTGATATAGAAAAGTTATAATGCTTAGTCTGCGATTTAATGTTTGTAATGTTATTAGGGTCTGTTTTATATTCAACTACTGGTGTATTAGTTATATCACCAACAGTATATGCTATCTCTTCAGCAGTTGAATTAAAAGATGCTAAATTGTAAATACCCCTATTGTTTTTAGTGCTATCAATTATACATTCCACCGATTTACACAAATCCTCCATTCCAAGAACAGGTCTCATTATATCTTTGATATAAAGTTTGATTTCACCCTCTTCTATAGCACTACTAACCATTGAGTTAATCATAACATCGGTTCTCATTGTGGGTGAGTATCCACAAACAGTTCCGAATCTAAGTCCATAGTATTCTACACCACTTCGTTCAGCATATAAATCTATTATATGTTTTGTTATATCATACTGATTATGTGGTTTAAAGTGGTTATAGTTTTCAGTTACAACATCTTCTCCTACATCACCATATACACTTGAACTACTTGCATAAATAAACTTTTGATGCTTTCCTATTTTCTCTATTAAGTTTATAAAGTTAGTTACATTGTTTGTATATGCACTAATTAATTTACCCTCTGACATTTTTACACTTGAGTGTCCTGCAAGTAGTATCACTACATCGTGACTCTGAATAAATTCCTTTGACAAATTGTTAATATCATCAACAACTGTATTTTCTTTAGGTTCATCAAACCAACAAGTATCTACTAATGATAACTGATGTGTTGCCTTCCATCGTTCTGAAAGTCTAGAACCAACATAACCATTACTACCTAAAATGATTATTTTTTTACTTTTCATAGTCTAAATTTTAACTAATATACGAATTATTTTTTTAATTTACAACAATTTTATTCTATTAGGGTTGTTAGTACCATAAATTGGTTTGACAAAGGTTTGTTCGTCTGTTTCAGGTAACCTCCCCCACTTCTGAATAAACTTTCTAGAGTTGTCATACTCTGCCTTTTGTTGTCTTTCTGATTTAGAGTTGAACCTATCCTTTGCCTCATCTCTGAAATGTGAACCTCTAGCTGAGAAGTGATACACCACAGATTTAGTAGTCATTACAAACTCATACCCCTCTAATTGCATTCTAATAAATAAGTCCATATCATCAAATGACGCAGGTGAGAATATTGGGTCGTTTCCACCAATCCACTCATAGTCTTCTTTCCTACAAAAGAATCCTGCACCACCACCTTTACGAACACTAATGTTGTTTTCATTTGAAAATTCAACTGCCCACTTATCAAAATGGTCTGTGTTAAAGTTGTGATGATACTCACCAAATTCAGATGTAGGTACAAAGACAGTACCTGGTCTATAGTCAGGATCGTTTGGGAATATCTTTGGTTGGATTCTGAATGATGATGCGATAACCCTACCTTTATTAGATTCTACTATCTTTTGTAACTCTAAGTCTTGGTTGGGTGCAATCCACATATCTGAATGAATGATGTTGACATATTCGGTATTTGCTTTGTCTACACAATAGTCCATACCACCACCAATTCCCAATGGGATTTCATTTGATTCTATGTACCCTTTAAGATTTGTGTCCACTATCATCTGAGATTCCAACCACTCATTTGTACCATCATTACAATTTTCAGCTATGATAACAATTGGTTGGTCTTTGTAGTATGCGTTTTTTCTTACAGATTGGTAAGCCAACTTTACATAGTCCAAATTGTTGTTAGTGGAAATACAGGTTGTTATTTGATTTTGTTTCATGTATGTTTACTTATAATAGTCTTTTATTTTGTCCCAAACACTACTAACAAAATTAAGTTGTATATTTCTGTCTAACCCATTGAAATGCCAAAAATATCCCATATCTAAAAAATAACCATTGTGTAATATTTCTCTTCGTATCATATGAAACAAATTCCACCTTTCCGATATCAGCTCAACATCCTCTCCCATATACTTTAAAAAATAGTTAAATACAGTCTGATCAAAACCCTTCCTATATTTCTCTCTGTATTCTTTAATTATCGATTGATTATCAATATAAAATTGTTTGAACGAATCTATGATATATCTATGTTCATTATCAAATAAAAGAACTCCAGAATTGAAGTATTTATCCCATTCTAAATTTACATCACCAAACATCGACTTATAGGAATTAATACCTTCCCAAATCCAACTTAGTCCAGAGTTATCTCTTACTGCTCTAATCCTTCCTTTAGGGAATTCATCAAAGATGTTCGGTGCATCCCACCTAACCATAATATCCGAATCGATATATAAATACCTGTCATATTCAGGTTTCAAATCAAATATCCAATATCTAAACCAATGTGGAGATGTATTTTCTATTTGTGGTTTGTCAATGATATAAAAGTCTATATTATGTCTATCACAATAGTGTTTCCAACTTTGTTGTGTTACATCACATAAGTTCGTATCTTTTATAGCTCTACCGTTTACTGAAGTAGTGTATATCAGAGTTTTTACTGATTCCATATATCATTCCAAGTTTTAGATTTGTAATTAGGATTAAGTGCATTGTAACAATTCTGTTCACAAAGTTTGTTAGCAGGTTGATACCAATTGTGAGCTCTTCTCAATTCACCCGTATTTGTTTTATCAATACCTTCTTCACCTAATATATAACTTCTCTTCTTTGGGTGTTTTCTATTATGTACTACCAATATGTTTCTGAAATGGTATTGTGGGATGTTACCCAATACCTTTTGAGTCATCATCATAAATGCAGTATCTTCATGCACAAAGAATACTGAACGAGGGATATTGACACCTGATTTGACTACCTCTGATGAGATTACCAAACCACACCCATTGAACTTATGTGGTGATATGATAGACACATCCAAATCTGTAACTTTGTCATTGAATGAATTCATTTCATCTTTGTTCATTGTGTATCTCAATGACCACCAATTTTCAGTATCCATTCCTATAAATGGTTTGTCTGTAAATTCCACATGCTCCAAAGGTTTCCAAGTATCATCCCACATTTTGCATATACCGAATGTAGCTAAGTACTTTGGTGTATTCACATTTTGATGTAGAGTATCTAACGACGTGAACATTTGTTTTGGAACTAACATATCAGATTCACCCCAAACCAAAACATCTACTTCATCACAATACCTATCGTTGAACTCTCTACGATAGTCTGCTATGGTGTATAACCTATCTTCAAATACAACATCAAAATCCTCTAATGTACTTTTTATGTTGTTAATACATTTCTCTTTTTGTTCAGTACTGATACATTTTTCCAAATCTTCATTTGTTACAACTCTAAAGTCTACTACCACCTCCCCATCATATTGTGATATTGCTTCTTTTAGAGTTTCAACATATTCTGATATAATATGTACTTCGTACCATTGTACTAAGCAACCTATTGCGAATTTAGTTTTCATGTCAACCATTTTTACACAATTCTCTTCTGTGTCTCCATCCACCAAGATTTCCGTGGTTTACACTAACAAATCCATTAATATACAACTTAGCACCACGCTTAATATGGTCTAATTGAAATCTTTCATTCCCGCCCCAAGGTGGTGTATCTGAATGGCAAAATCTTCCATTATTATTATACTTTTCATAATATAATCGATGAAATGCAAATAACCAAACATGCATTCCACCATAAACTGGATGTTTATTAGTCACATCATGTATTTTATTTGGACTGACTTTATGTTGTCCAGTACCAATATTTCTTACTCCGAACAAAGAATTTTCTAAATCCATATCCTCAATAGAATTGAACAGATTATTGATGGACTTATCAAATACAATGTCATCATTACAAACAATGATAAAATCATTTCCGTTTAAATATCCAAATTGACTACAAAAATTCCATGCACCAGTAAGTCCTAATCTATCATCTTTCAACGAAATGTAATTATGTGTAAGTGCGATTGGTATTGTATCTACAATAGTTTCAGATGCGTTATCTAATATCAATGTATCGTAATCAAACTCTACCGAATCTTTTAATGAAGACAAACACCTATGTAATAAATCTCTACCTTCAGCTCTACCCCTTCGATTCTTACCATCCCTATTTTTTACAAAAACTTCATCATCATGTTCTTTTCTATAGTGATTTACTATAGCGAATAATGGTTTATTAATTTTACTCATACCACTCCATTATATGTTTTTAGTTCATCATACCAATGTAGTACCAAATTCTGAATAGAGTATTGTTCCTTAAATACCTTTCTGGCATTATCAGCTATGTCTTTGTATTTGTTCCAATTGGTTACAACATCATCTATAACCTCATTTAAGTTACTCCAATCATAATTACATGGGATATAGGTTTCGTATGGTATATATACATTTGGTTTAGTTACAACATTTCCCATATCTGGTTTTATCATAACAGACCCAAATTGTATTATCTCAAAGTCTCTGAAACATACCTCACCCATTCCGAATGGACTTAATGTCATTTTACTTCTGCGTAATACATTTACATACTCGTTATATGGTCGTTTGTCTTTGTATACTATATGTTTCTTATCATCAATCACATCCCAAGCACCCACTCTATGATTTGTATACATTATGTCATTTCTAACATTGTGGTCATAGTTCTCTTTGTGATAACCTTGATATATAGCACATACATCTATGTCTCTGTTTAAATTTGATACATCAAAGTTTAAATATTGTGGGTTATAATATCCTAAGTTCCAACCACTCAATCTTAAACGATTTTGGTAGTCATCTTCTGATATGTCATATGATAAATCTAAGTCACTGCCATTTCCAAAGAACCATTTATTAAATGCAGATGGAGTTTTATACTCTTCTCTTTTCAACAATTGATTCTTATACAATGCTTTAGCGTTTGACTTTTCTAAAACCTCATACGCTGCCATTAGAGATGTTGAGTCAGACCCATCAAACAAATAGTAATCACCCTCTTTGTTGGATAAGTTTTCCAACCCAACAGAAATACTCTCATCTAATGGAACTGATTTGTTTAAGAAATCAACCATTCCTACGAATTCATAGTCAAATGAACCATCTTGTACAAACTCAACACCTATTTCTGTAAATACATTTGCATACATCAAAAAGGGTCTGAAAGTATGATTGTTGCGACCTACATTCCAATTTGTTAATTTAATCTTAATCACAACTTACTATAGAATTCGTTTTGTCGTTCTTGTCGTTCGATACTCTTAATATGTATCAATGAGTAATCTTCTTCTAAAGGTAAGATAGAGTGGTTAGAATGTCCAACTATTCTTTCATGTACCTTTCCCTCCCATTTAATATGTTCTTCATTTCTGTAAATCCTCCATTGTGGGTCAGGCCAATTTACTCTTCCTCTATCATCAACTACCCACCCCCACTTTTGGATGTGTTCTTTGGTTAACCCATCGACTTTGTTGATTCGTGGTACTCTGAATAAGTCTACATGCTTATTGATTGATACTATTTGTGGAACTAACTCCATCAAATGTAGTCCCATCATTTCATCTGCGTCAATCTGAAAGATGTAGTCACCATTACACATACTATTTAGATGGTTCTTCATTTTTGCGAAGTCACCATCGAATTCGTAGGGAAACCAATTGATTTCACAATTGACAGATTTTGCTCTCAAATAATCTTCTACAGATTGAGTCCCATTGGTTGAATCAAAGAGTACAACAATCTCATCTACACTCCTTTTGTTTTGTAATAGGAATGAAACTAATCTTTGTATCTCTACATGCTCATTACAAACGGGTATTGCGTAACTTATCTTCATTATTGATTATCCATTTCTTTTCGTTCTCTAGCTTCTTCTTCCATTCGCTGTCTTCTTTCAGCTGCTGATGGAATCTTATCGTACTTACCCCAATCATAGTTTACAACTTGCATCGATTTGATATTCTCCAATGTGAATGTACGATATGCTGCTTTGAGTTTCTTTTCTGTTTTGATTTCTGATGTATAAAATGCCTTTGATTGTTCATTGATTTGAATCTTTGCAACATCCAATCTTTTTACTTTTGGCGTATTCGACATCACCTCATTATATATCTTTGAAATCTCCCTCAACTTTTGTGGTGGTATTGCATCCAATGACAAACCATGTAATTTACCTTCGGATGTATTAGGCCACTTAGGTTGAAGTACAAACACCAAATATGGTTTTGTAGCAGTATCTAACTTATACTTAATCTTTAAAACCATACCCCTTTCGATTTTGGTTCTAGTAATCTGAGTAGGGTCTGTTGTTCTTCTTAAATGTGTATTGTAGAATCCCGCCATTACTGAATCTTCTTCAACTTAGGTAACTTCAACTTTGGTGGTTCATTAGTTTGTTCTCCAACCTTCTTTAGTTTGGGTAACTTCAATCCAACCTGTTGTGGTTGTTGTGGTGTACCACTCATAGTACTCTCATCGAACAACTCACCAATCTTCTCAACCATCTTATCATATGAGAAATTGTCCTTACTCCACTTTCGATGTTTGCGTGACTTCTCCAAATAGGGTTTGTAGTTATCAAACATATCACGCATAATACCACCTGCCAAATTGTAGTCTGCGGTGAACCATTGTGCTTCTTTCAACAAAAACTTATCAGAGGCAGATGGATGTACATTCTCCAAATTACCATTGACTACTGATACAAAGTCATTTTTGATGAAATCCATATGTCCACTCCAACCACTAACAATCATTGGTTTACCACTAATTGTTGCTTCCAAAAGTGGTCTTCCAAATCCCTCACCCTTAGTGAGTGACACATGAGCCTTTACCTTTGGGTGATTATACAATGCATTAACCTCCTCATCAGTCAAATCTGAATGGAGTAGGTAAACATTTGGTAACCTTACTGAACCGATTTGATTTTTGATATTCTCAATCATCTTTTTCAATCTCACCCTATCCACCAATGCAGTTGAACCACCTGATGTTTTTAGGATGAGTGCGGGTTGGTTAGATTTGTTTTTGAATGCTTGTAGGAATGTCCAAATCAAACCACTTACATTCTTTCTATCTTGTCCAAAATCACCTTTCAACCAATGACCTACAAATAAGAATGCAAACGATTCTTTGACATCTTTGAGTACATCATTGATTCTTTCCTCTGATGGTGCTTTCTCATTGTAGATATCCAAATTGATTCCTTCGAACAGAACTTCAATAGGTACATTACACTTTAACTGACCTACCAACTGATTTGTCTTCTCATCTTTCTTATCATATGTGGTGTTCATAATCACATCCTTTGTGAATTGTGATGATACGACAACCTTATTCATACGATTGATACCCTCCAAGCATTCAGGTGGCATGATGGTGGTTTCTACACCAGCAGTCATTCCGATGTTGTATCTACCAACAGGTTGAAACTCATTGGGTACAGTTATCTGAATCCATAAATCAGGTTGTTGTTGTAACTGACCTACAATTACTCTTGATAGTAAGTCATCATCAACACCTTCTTTGAGTGCATCCATCGCAGTTTGTCCCCATCTCTGAGAAAGTATTTTGATATCCCAATCTGGTTTGGATTTAATCAACCCCCTCACAAAATCTCTACTCCGTGCCCCATAACCACTCCTCGTTGAGATGGGACAACTAATTACACATAACTTTACACTTTCCATAATTCAACTTTGTTTCTTGGTTTCCAATTATCAAATGCACCCTCCATATATTCGATGAATCTTTCACCCATAAATCTTGCACTCATTCCACTCTCTTCAGAGTTAACCCACTCTGAACCTTCGATACCACATTCTGTTCTTCTTTCGGATGGTGTATCATACCATTGCCTCAATGCTTTTGCAGCATCTTCAAATGAACATCTGTCATCAAAAATGTATGGTGTAGGAGGTGAACCTTGCAGAGAACGATTGGATGGCCAGATTGGATTTACCCAACTACCCCAACTGAGATTCTGTGGTAAGTCTCTCTTATTGTGGAGTGACCCCAAATCAATATATTGTTCTGCGGTAATGTAGTTACCATCGATTGTAAAGTTACATTGGTCTTGCAATCCACCTGTGACATTCACCACGATCGGTGTTCCTGCTTTTACAGATTCACAAGTAGCCAAACCGAACCCTTCATTAGATGCCATATTGATTGTAACATCTGATAGGTTGTATAGTACATTTAGGTCATCTGTTGTTAGTTGTGAGTTGGTGAACTTCACATCATAATCAGGACAAATATTGTTTACGACTTCAGGTAAGTCTGTACCATTTTGGTCTACAGGTTGAGTATGCATCAACAACACAACCTTCTTAGCTTCTTCGGTGGTTAGTGTATCACAAAACTCTTTGTATGCTAATATGACATCGCCAGGATTCTTCCTACGAATGTTTCTGTTGTTATAGAGTACTATAAACTCTTTATTAGATACACCAAACTTAGCTTTCATTTCGGTTACCTTACCATACTCTTCTGAGTCTTTGGTAATTGGTTTGAACTTTTCAGATACACCATGTGGTACATAACCCACCTGCCAATCTTCATAATCCATACCAAACCTCTTCAACACTCTTTTGTTGATACCATAGGTTTGTTTTGAGATAGCCATTAACAAATCACAACTACCATAGAATGGTGCGTTCCATTGTGGGTCTGGCAAATCATCCCAAATGTTATAATAGAAGATTGGGATGTGTCTACGAATCTCATCTTCCATTGAGTACAACCATCCCCAAAATCTTGGGTCGGTGAAGTGTAAGATTGCATCTGGATTCTCAGCAATCATTATCTGTCGAATCATATCTTGGTTACCATAACCTGATGTAGGAATAATTCTAACATTTGCGTTATCAATACCTGCCTCTTCGTTTATGGAATCTGATACATCGAAGAACTTACCCTCATCAGGATGTTTCATCGCAGCTCCGACTTGGAGCCAATCATATTTATGTGCTGTATGTAATACGATTTCCTTTGACATTGTTGCGATACCACTATGTAATCGCAAATCATCGGACAACAATACAATCTTTTTTCTTTTACTCATTTCAAAACTTATTTAATATAAATATCCGAATAAAATTAATCAATTCAAATATACAACCTTTTTTCCGAATCTTACTAACAATCTCTCAAAGTGTTTTTGTTCTGATTCTTTTATGCCACCAAAGTAAAAAATCTTATCTGAGTGTTTTACAACACAATCATACTGATGTAGTATTTGTGTTGGGTGATATGGTTTGTCATAATACTCATCACTCATACCACTATACAGATTTCTTGTGGTATGTGCTGGGTTGTATTCTGTATACCTAAGTCCGAACTCTAATGCGTACTTCCTAACCCATTTCTCACAACCATCTTTGTTACCCCTCGTTATGATATTTACACCAACACCTAACTTCTCTTTGATGTTGAATAAGAAATCTCTTATGTTCCTAACACTATCATACTTCGGAGAACCTATGATTGCTATGTTCATCTTCTTTAAGTTTGTTCTGTACCTTGTTCCAATATCTTTTTGTACCACTCTTTTCAGACCACTTCGGCCCACCATTCCATGCTCTTGCGATTTCTTCATATACTCCCTCTTTATGATGATAATTACTAACTATATAAAATATCTCAATTGACTTACCTCTATCCCATCTGTCTGATAGATTGTATCTGACATTTGAGTTGGACAACCTAAGTATCCGATTACACTCCTTCAACATTATGGGTCTAATTTGTAGACACCCAACTGCTTTCTCACTATGATTGTATGCCGAATCGTTACCTGAACTCTCAACCATAATCATAGCATTTACCAATGGAGTCAAATCCAAAGAATCCACCACATTGGGTGGTGTAACATCAACAACAACATCCTTTACATTGATTTCAACCATTGGTTCAACCACAGGTTGTTGTACAGTGTTATACCCCAACATAAATGGGATTATCAGAATCAGCTTTCTCATACCTTATGTCTGTTTTGTTTAGGACACTTATCAAAGTCATTTTTGAATGGACAGTACTTACAATTCTTATTGTTCTTACCAGCCATAGCAGGAAACTCTGAATCTGTTTTATAACTACCATCCTCATTAAATGCGTTTCGGATGAAGTCTTCAAAATTTTTGGTTATCTTATTCAGAGTAGGTTTACCATTAGATGGTACGAACTCCTGCACTCTCTTCTGTGCGTACATCATACCCTCCATTAACTTCCTCTTTACGATGAAGTACTTTACATCAATCTTATCCAATGGATATCCGAATTGTTCAGATAGGAACTTTTTGTACAACACCAACTGAGCAGTCTTTGTTTTGTCAGCCTTCTGATATTTGTTCCAACCATTGGTTGAGGTTTTGATGTCCCATATAACCAATTTGTTTTGATATGTATCCTCAAACACCAAGTCTAAGAATCCCATCATATTGACATTATGTGATTCTATAGCTTTGGCGTAAATCGGTAACTCAATAGCAACCAACTTTAGTTGACGGGTGTTGAAATAATCAATTCTATTTTTGGTAATAAAGTTGAGAATCTCAACCCCATCTTCTAAGAACTCTTCCATTTCAGATGGTGTACTGAAATCTCCACCAGTCTGTTGCCTCATCTTTGTGTATTCTGCAACCATCCCATCATATAACATCTTACCCAAATCTATTTGGGATGCTTCTTTAGGTGATTTATTGTACAGAACATCTAACCAAGTTTGAAGAGTTTCGTGCATTGCAGTACCAAACACCAAATGTAGTGATGGGTCGAATGAACGATGACCATCCATATAGTTCAACTTCCATTGTTTAGGGCAGTTGGCGTACATTGTGTATTGGGAGTAAGATACTTTTGAGTCGCCAGGTTGTGGTTCTCTCAATCCAAGTGTAAAGATGTTATTTATCTTACTATCTTTCATACTACTAATATAAGAATAATATTTGACATATCCAACTATTTGTAATAATTTATTTCCACCCCTGCTTCTTTGAACATCTCCAATGAACGAACTGCTGACTCATCCCACTTCTTTCCAACTGCACCACCAACACTTTCACAATAGATTGATTTGATACCTGCATTGATGATTCCTCTACAACAATCAGCGCATGGAATCCCACAAGTCAAATACATAGTACACCCTTTGGTTGATACACCAATACGAGCTGCATTGTAGATTGCGTTCCGTTCGGCATGTTCAAACCAATAATACTTTTCAGGTCGTTCTTGCCGTTCTTTGATGTCATCTACGATTCCTCTTGGAAATGAGTTGTATCCTGATGATACAATTTCGTTATCGACACCCACAATGAGAGCTCCTATTTGGGTTCTCTCATCTTTTGATTTCAGTTTGATTTGGTGTACAATATTTCTAAAGTACTCATGCCAATTCATCACTTAGCCCACTTACCTCTTTGTACAATCTGAGCGATTACTCCGTAAACACTCATATCTTCGTAGGTGTCTTGAATACTCTCACCAACCTCATCTGGCTGACCCAACACTACCAATTGTTTTAGTCGTTGGATTTTGTCATTGAGTCTGAACCAAATGCCTGTAAGTGAAATCTTAATATCATCGGTGGTTTTCAAATCAGTACCTACCGAAATATTATCAGGCCCATAGTTCCTTTGTTTCTTACAAAAGGTTACATACATCTCATCCATTATGGTTTTGAACTCATCTGTTGTTTGAGGATATACCCTTTCACAATAATCAACTGCGGACTCTTCAGTAGGGACAACCCTCTCACCCTTATGTACTACCTTTGTCTTTGATTCTTTAATATTATCCATTGAGTTGTTGTTTTGGTCTATCGTGAATGTTTACTCTGAAGTATTTCTCTAATGCAGACAATCTATCGTCTGCGTCAACCAACATTCTCAACGCTTCCTCTGCGTTGTCGTAGAAGTCAGAAGTAGAGTGGTCACCAATACCAACTGATTTATCCATCAACAACTCCAAACTCAATAGTGCTTTTGCTCTATCAGACTCTGCTGATAGTCTTAACATTTCCGTTACTTTACTCATTTCAATAACTTTTTAGCTTCTTTTTCGGTTAAACCATATTTCATTAAAATCTTAATTGTATCCTCTTTGGGTAACAATTCTAAGTAGTCAATGACTTCCCTTTGAGATACACCATACCACGATGATAAGTAACCCAAAAGTTCTTTGTTGTACTTACCTTCCTTCTTACCCTTCACATACTTATCAAAGCTTTTCTTCTTTGGTAAGAAGTCCAAATACAGATTATAAACATCTTTTGGTGATAGGATACCAATGGTGTATTTCTGAAGAACATTCACAATTGGTAACAATGTCATATTCATACTTAACCACCTATTGATTAAGAATGGGGTGAATGATTTCTTATCCATATCGGACAATGATTTCCAAGGCACCTTCTTCTCTTTGATACCACTAAGGTGTTCAAATATAGTTTTTGCTTTGGTTTTCTTTTCACTCATTAGGGTAACAACTCCTTTGGTAAGAACCTTTCTGATACCTCACCACAATTTGCACATCTGATTACAGGAATGGGTAACATCGACTTTTGTCCATTCGGTGATTTTACTGCAGGTACTTCTTTGAACATTGTAACCTCTTCAAAAAAGATACTCTCACAATTTTCACATTCTACAGTGTCCAACTTTGTTGGGTCGATATTCATCTGTGGTGCTTGTTGTTGTTGATTCATTCCAATCACCTTTCCTTTTTCTTTTGCCATCTTTTATCCTTTTTGTTTTTGTGATTTACGTTTTCTTTTTAGGTTTTTTAATCCTCTTTTTTTTGCAATAATGGCAATCATTTGATTTTTTACTTTTTTCATAATATTATCCTTTTATATCCATTAAAATTTGTAGCATCATTGCCATCACATTGATTTCTTTATCAACTACTGATGCGTCTTGGTACTGAGCCTCTGCGATTTTGAGGATGACATTACCTACCTTACCACTAGCATACTCATCTACATTATCATATAAGTATCTGTAGAATGGTGTAAAGTCTTTAACCTTAGAATCTGCAATAATCTGTCTTATGTTTCTAAATGAATCTTTGAGATTATCGTTTGATTTCAATACACCCAAAACATCATCCATATAGTTTGCCTGAATCGTAGATGTTTTATCAATCTTTAGTTCACCACCAATGACTTGTCGTTGTGCTGCATTCAACACTCTACGAATGTCAGGATATCCACTATTCACCAAAACCGCCAAATCCTCCATTTGGTAGTTGACCTCTTCACCATCCAAAATGTCTTTCAACCTCATAGCTACCTCTTTTTTAGATGGAGGTGTAATACCGAAGGTCTGACATCTACTCTGAATGGGGTCGATGATTTTCTCTACATAATTACAAGTCAAAATGAACCTTGTAGTCTTAGAGAATGTTTCCATTAGATTACGGAGTGCTGCTTGTGCATTTGGAGTCAGATAATCACTTTCATCCAAAATGATAACCTTCCACTTTCGGAATCCCATCGATGATGCAAACCCTCTGATTTTATCTCTGACCGTATCTACATTGTTTTCATCCGATGCATTGATGTACATAACATCACAATCAATCTGATTAGTGATGATTTTGGCAAGAGTGGTTTTACCAGTACCTGCCTGCCCATACAATAACAAATGTGGTACATCTTCATTCTCAATGTAAATCTTTACCTTCTCTAAGATATGTTCATTACCAACATACCCTTCCAATGTATCGGGTCTATATTTTTCAACCCATAAACTGTGTTCGTTATTGTTCATTATCTTCCGACTTCTTTTAAATATGTTTCTTTCATTTTATCCCAACTCATACCAATAGCATCTAAGTAAAATAGATTCTCTGGCTTCAACCTTCCCT